ACGCCTGCACGAGCAGCGTCAGCGGCAGAGGAGGTGAACCGTGTCGCATCGAACAATCTGGCGGTCGCGCGCCGCGATGCTGCTGCCGCTGACGCTGCTCGTGCAGGCGTGCTCGACCATGTCGCCGAGCTCGAGGCCCGTGCCGCCGCCGGAGATTCCTGCACTGCCGCCGATCGCCAGGCAGCCGGCGCCGCCGCCCGAATGCTCGCCGACCTGCAGCGCCGCGCTGACGAGCGCGCGGGAATCCTGGCTGCATACGCCGACGAAGCCCGAATCGCCGGCGAGGCCTGCGAGCGGGCCTACGACTCCCTGAAGGAACCGACGCCATGAAAACGATCCGCAACACGCTGGCCTCGTGGCTGGAGCGCTTGGCAGCATGGGTTCGGCCTGAAAACGAAACCAGCGGCGGCGGCGGAGGCGGCGGCCCGCAGCCCGTAAAGTAGGCCGTGTGGCTCCGCGAAAGTCGTCACCGCCTGAGCCAGATTCGCGACTCAGCGATGAAGACAGGCGAGTACTCGCAGACGCGAGCGAGCGACTGCGCGAGCGTGAGCATTGGAGGTGGCTATGGACAATGATCGCTCGCGTCAGCAAGTGGGCGCTGGCGTGCATGGCGGGGCTCACGGTCGTGCACGAGTTCGCGCTGCGAGTCTGGCGATCGATTCACGGGCCGTAGGCTGGCTGCACGTGATCGACGACGTCATGCGTCGCTGGGACTGGCTGCCGACGTGCACCCTTTGGGCCTCGCTGCTGATCGTACTGGCGCAGGCTCTAGACAGGCGCCCGCCGCTTGAACTGCTGCGGGTATACCCAGCCGAGGCTCGCGCCGGCGAGGTGGTGACCATCTACGCTGAAGTGCTGCGCGATTCGTCGCGGCACTGCGAGGTCGACGTGTACCGAAGCCTGCACGATGCCCGCGGCAAGACGTGGGATTACCCGCATGCCCACTTCAGCACCGAAGCTTTCGCAATGACGGAAAGCAGCACGCCCGGCCGCATGGCGCCGACGTTCGTGCTGCCCGCAACCGCGGCGCCCGGGCCGGCGGGAATAACTACCAGCCTGCGCTATCGCTGCAACAAGACCCACGCCCTATGGCCGATCATGCTCACCCACACACTGCCGCTCACGGTACTGCCGTAGCGCTGCTGCTTGCCGGCGCGGCCCTGCACTACGGCTGGGCGCTGGCCCCGATCGAGCACCAGGCGCAGATCTGGAATGCGGCCGGCGCAGCCGTGCGCGCTGGGCTGCTCGTTGCTGCGCTGATGATGGCAGCCGCGATAGGCGCCCGCAGCCGCTGGTTCACCGCCCTTGCCGCGTGGTGGCTGGCCGAGGAGGCGCTGGTCGTCGGCTGCAGCCTGGCCTACATCGCAAGCCCTTGGCACGTTCCGCCCGGCGAGGCGCAGTGCAGCGCGCTACTGCAGCACGACCTCGGGGTCTACGGACTCGCGGCCGTGGCGCTGCTCGCGCTGTACCGGCCGACCTGTAAAAGTTGACAGGTATGCGCGCAAGTGCCGTTTGCGTAGATTCATCGAATCATGGTCATTATCCGCTGCATTCGGCGCCTCTTTCGCATAAGTGCAACGGAGGCAGCGGTCGCTGTCGTCGTGGTGCTGGCGGTCGTGCAGGCGCTGGTCGAGTTCTGGCTGTGGCTGGCGGCGCCGCCTGGGTGATTCGATGACCAGCAAACGCAGCGGCGCCAGCGCTGCGGGTGTGGTAGGGCGCCCGATGCCCCTTTCCGCTCTGGCCGACGAGCTCTTCGACCTGACCTTCGCGCCGGCGCCCGAGCTGCTCGCCTGGGTGCGCGCGACGTTCATCCGCCCGGCCGGCCCGCTGGCGAACCCGGACCACGCGCACCTGCAGGATGCCGCGCTGGGCTTCCTGTGGGCATCGTCGGGCTACGCCAGCAAAGGCCGCCGGGTCGTCGGCACGGCCGAAGACACCGTCATGGCCGGCATGGGCAGCCCGTGGAAGCGCGCCCGCGCCGAGCAGCAGCTGCGCGAGTGGTTCGGCGCCGTGCCGCGCTTCGTGATCACGGTCGACGCCTTCTACTGGCGCGAGGCCGACGACGCCGCGGCCTGCGCGCTGGTCGAGCACGAGCTATATCACCTGGCGCACAAGACCGACGAGTTCGGCGCGCCCGCCTTCACGAAGGACGGCCAGCCCAAGCTCGGCATCGTCGGCCACGACGTCGAGGAGTTCGTCGGCGTGGTGCGCCGCTACGGCCCGGGCGACCCCGACGGCAGCGTCGCGCGCCTGGTGATCGCGGCCGCCGCCGGGCCGCGCGTGGAAGAGGCGCAGATCCGCCACGCCTGCGGGGTGTGCGCGGCGAAGGTGTGACCGCGCAGACCTGCCCCCTACAATCCGCTGCATCATGGCGAAGCTAGACGATCCGGTGAAGGTGTTCATCGTGCAGGCGCTGGCCTGCTATGACACCCCGCAGCAGGTGGCCGACCTCGTGCGTGAGGAGTTCGGCATCGACGTCACCCGCATGCAGGTGCAGGCCTACGATCCGACGAAGCGCAAGGGCGGCGAGATCTCGGCGAAGCTGAAGGCGCTCTTCGACGCCACCCGGAAGGAGTTCCTCGAGGAGACGGCGAAGGTGCCCATCGCCTCGCAGGTCTACCGGCTGCGCAACCTGCAGCGGCTCTTCGAGAAGGCCCAGGCGCGCGGCAACATGGCGCTCGCCGCGGCGCTGATCGAGCAGGCCGCGAAGGAAGTCGGCGGCGCCTACACGAACCGGCGAGAGCACAGCGGGCCGAACGGTGGCCCGATCCCGGTGAAGAACGAGAACGTTACGACACTGCCGGATGCCGACCTCGAGCGCATTGCAGCAGGCGGCGGCCCGTGAGCTGCTGCGCCGGCGACGCGGGCGCGCATCGCTGGCCGGCTACGCGAACGCGATCGAGATCCCTGGCAAGCCCGCCAGCGACGACCCGGACGAGTGGCTCTTCAAGCCCGTAGAGTCGGGCGTGGCCGCGCACCACCTGCTGGTGCTGCAGGCGATCGAGCGCGCCGCTGCTACGCGCTACGGCCGCTTCATGATCTTCATGCCGCCAGGATCGGCGAAGTCGACCTATGCCAGCGTCGTCGCGCCGACCTACCTCATGGGCAAGCAGCCCGGAACGAAGATCATCCTCGCCAGCTACGGCAGCGACCTGGCGCGCAAGCACGGCCGCCGCGCCCGGCAGATCGTGCGGTCGCCGCAGTTCGCCAGCCTCTTCGGGTGCACGATCTCGAAGGACAGCAGCGCGGCGAACGAATGGGCGCTCACGAACGGCTCGGAGTACCTCGCCGCGGGCCTGCTGGCCGGCCTGACCGGCAACCGGGCGCACGGCGCGCTGGTCGACGACCCCATCAAGGGCCGCGAGCAGGCCGACAGCCCGACGATCCGCGAGAAGACCTGGGAAGCCTACGTCGACGACCTGCAGACTCGCCTGATACCGGGCGGGTGGCTGGGGCTGGTGCAAACCCGCTGGCACGAAAACGACCCAGCCGGGCGGCTGCTGCCGCAGGGTTACGCCGGCGAGTCGGGTCTGATCAAGTGCACCGATGGGCGGGTGTGGGAGATCATCAACCTGCCGGCCGAGTGCGAGCGCGCCGACGACCCGCTGGGCCGGCCGATCGGCGGCATGCTGTGGCCGGAGTGGTTCGACGCCTCGCACTGGGCGCCCTTCCGCCTGCAGTCGCGCACCTGGGCGTCGCTCTTCCAGCAGCGGCCACGCCCCGACGAGGGCGGAATCTTCAAAGAGGCCTGGTGCCGCGAGCGGTGGCGCCAGATCCCGCGGCAGGCGAATGTCATCGTGCACAGCTGGGACACAGCGCAGAAGCCCGAGGAGATCAACGACCCGACGGTGGGCACCGTGTGGCAGTTCGGCCAGGACGTGCCCGGCTATCACTTGCGGGAAGTCTGCCGCGAGCGCATGGACTACCCTACGCTGAAGCGGAAGGTGAAGGCCTACGCCGAGCGCGACAGGCCGGCCGCCATCCTGATCGAGGACAAGAGCAGCGGGCAATCGCTGATCCAAGACCTGCGCAGCGAGACGAGCCTGCCGATCATCGCGATCGAGCCGCTGCGCGACAAGGTGTTCCGGGCGAACGAGGTGTCTGCGATGGTCGAGGCCGGGCTGCTGCTGCTGCCGGAGTCGGCGCCCTGGCTGGTGGACTTCGAGGGCGAGTTCTTCGGCTTCCCGCTCTCGACGCACGACGACCAGGTGGACAGCGTCACGCAGTTCCTCAAGTGGGTGCGCACGTGGGCCAGCCGCATAGAATCGGACGGCGCTGGCGTGCTTCGCCCGATGGCCGAGCAGGCGATGCGCGAGAACCGCGGCGCCAGCAGCCTCGGCATCGGAAGCGCCGGCGAGAACATGGACGGCTTCGCATGAAGCGGGGGTGATGATGGCGACCGAACCGATGATTCCCGAGCCGATCGACCCGCCGGTCGAAGCAGACCTGCGCGAGATCGCGCGCGCCGAGGATCCAGCCTCGCCGCTCTCGCTTGAGAGCCTGCGCGCCGTCTCGCCCTACGTCACCCTGCTGTCGGCCACCGACTCCGTGCTGCAGCAGAAGGGCGGCATCGGGAACCTGTCTGTCTACTCCGAGCTGCTGCGCGACGATCAGGTGTCGACGTGCTGGGCGCAGCGGCGCCTTGCGCTCACCAGCTGCGACACCGTGGTCGAGCCCGGCTCCGACGATGCCGCCAGCCAGGCCGCGGCCGAGGCCCTGCAGGCCGAGCTCGACGGCATGAATTGGGACGACGTCACCGACAAGGCCCTCTTCGCCGCGTTCTACGGCTGGGGCGTGGCCGAGGTGCTGTGGAAGCCGGCCACCGCCGGCAGCCTGACGCCGAGCGTCAGCTTCGACCGCGTGGTAGTGCGCGACCGCGCGCGCTTTCGCTTCGACCGCGACGGGAACGCCTACCTCTTCGCCAGCGGCAGCGGCTGGCGCCAGGTGCCGCCGCGCAAGTTCTGGTCGGTGAAGTTCGGCGGCGACCATCACGACCAGCCCTACGGCCTGGGACTGGCGCACGCGCTCTACTGGCCGAGCTTCTTCAAGCGCAACGACATCAAGTTCTGGCTGATCTTCCTGGAGAAGTTTGGCCAGCCCACGGCGATCGCGAAGCTCACTAAGGCGCAGCTCGAGGACGAGACGCAGCGAAAGAACGCGCTGGCCGCGCTGCGCCTGATCGCCACCGACGCCGGCGTCGTGGTGCCCACGAACGACCAGGGCGAGAGCCTGATCGAGCTGCTAGAAGCCGCCCGCAGCGGGGCCGCCGACTACGAGGCGATGAAGCGGGCGATGGACGAGGCCATCGCGAAGGTGATCCTCGGGCAGACGATGACGACCGAGAACGGCAGCAGCCGGGCTCAGGCCGAGGTGCACCTGAGCGTGCGCCAGGACATTGTCGAGGCCGACGCCGACCTGCTGTGCGGCAGCTTCAACCATGGGCCGGTGAAGTGGTGGTGCGAGTGGAACTTCCCTGGCGCGACGCCGCCGCGGGTGTATCGGCAGACCGAGGTGCCGGAAGACCTGGCGCAGCGTGCCGACCGCGACACGAAGATCCACGCGCTCGGCTTCGACCCTGACGAGGACTACATCCTCAAGACCTACGGCCCGGGGTGGAAGAAGCGCGACAACCCGCTGCAGTCTATCGTCGCCGCGATGGGCGGCGGGCCTTCCGAGCCGCCGCCCGAGTTTGCCGAGGGCGAGCCCGTGGCTCTGGCAGCCCTGCGCGCCGCGCGCCGCGCCGATCAACGCGCGCTGTACGAGGCCGCCCGCATGTTCGCCCGCGATGCGCAGTCGATCACCGGCAAGCGCGTCGAGCAGCTGCTGCAGGCCGCGGAGTTCGCCGAGGATCCCGAGGTGTTCACGCGCGGCCTCGACGAGCTGCTGGCCGAGAAGCCGCCCGAGGGCACGATGCAGAAGCTGACGCGGGCCATCGTCACCTCGCGCCTGCTGGCCGCCTGGCGGAATCAGCGGCGCCGGCCGGCGTGAGCCTGCACATGCGCGTGACGATGGCCGACTTGCGCGAGGCCATCGCCGCGGCCGAGGCCGTCGACGACCTGATCACCGAGGCTGCCGAGTTCGCCGCGCAGCACGAGGCCGACACCGGCGTCGTCGACTTCCTCGACGTGCTCTCCGGCGGCGCCTTCGACGTGGCACCCGAGCGTGCGATCGACTTCTTCCGCGCGAAGGGCCTGCGGCCGACATTCAGCTACGCCGACATGCTGGGCGAAGCGCACGACCACGCCTTCACGGTGGCAAAGATGATGGACGTGGACATGCTGGGCCAGGTGCGGGCCTCGCTCGACTCGGCGCTGGCGAACGGCACAACCTTCGCCGACTGGCGGAAGGAAATCGAGCCTGTGCTCAAGTCGGGCGGATGGTGGGGCCGGCGTGAGGTGGTCGACCCGCAGAGCGGGCTCCCGACTCAGGCGCAGCTGGGCAGCCCGTGGCGCCTTGAGACGATCTTCCGCACCAACATGCAGACGGCCTACAGCGTGCAGGCATGGCAGGAGATTGAGGCCCAGGCCGATCTCGCGCCGTTCCTCATGTATGACGCCGTCGACGACTTCCGCACGCGCGAGCAGCACCGGCGCTGGGATCGAACGGTGCTGCCGTGGAATCACCCGTGGTTCAAGACCCACTATCCGCCCCTCGGGTTCAACTGCCGCTGTGGCGTGATCCAGCTGTCAGAGGACGAGCTCGGCGCGATGGGCCTGTCGCCGAACGAGCCGCCCGAGGATGGCACCTACCGCTGGCGCAACCCGCGCACGGAGATCGTCGAGCGTGTGCCAGATGGCGTCGACCCGGGCTTCGACCACAACAGCGGCGAGGTGTACCTAGCGAAGCTGCGCAGGCTGGCAGCCGAGCGCGTGCAGCAGCTACCCGAGGACATGCGTGCGGCGGCCCAGGCCGGCCTCGCCAGCGAGCCGATGCAGAGCGCCGCGGGCAGGGCCAGCGTGATCGTTGTCGACCTGGCCGGCGACGTGCAGACGGCGTCGAAGCTGAACGCGCTGATCTCAGGCCCGATCGTGGGGTACATCGAAGCGCGGCTGATCGGCGCGCAGCCGTCGCCCGTGGAGCTTGCCGCCTTCGAGGCTCTCACGCGGGCGCAGCGGGCCGACATTGAGCGGCGCATCGCGCTCGGGGCCTAGCCCAGCAGCTGACGCACGTCGTCGGCGGGC